GTTTATTGACGAAACCGGTTATCCTGATAACCCATCAAATAAAGAAGTTGATAATGCTTGGTCTATATTACAAATTTTAAGAGATGATAAACCTTTTGAGTGGCAACCTAATATTGAGTATCAAGAAGGCGAGATTGTTTATTATTCAACAAAAGAAAATCCAACTTTAGATGATATTAGGAAATCTTATTTTATTGCTAAAGAAAGGGCAGATGGTCTTGATAAGAATTATGCAAAAGTTCCTACAAATCAACCTTTATATTGGGATAGAATTAGAAAACTTGATTTAATTCCTGATTTTGATTCTGAATCTTATATTAAATATACAGGTAATGTTGATTGGACTCCTTCTAAAGATTCTGACCCTGTATCACTTAAGTATTATAGAGATAATCTTAATTCAAAATTAGAACAAACACTAAAAGATTATATAGCATTTGATAATGAAAAGGTATTTTTACCAACAGGAAATTATAATCCTGTTCCTAAAATTTATGTTGATAATGCTATTAATACAATGGCTACAACAGGAACAGCACATAATGCTGATTTTCTAAAAGGAATTGACGGCAATTATTATGTAAGAGTTGATGATAATAATAAACTAATAGCAAGAAGTTCTGATTATAACTATATTAGAACAACTACACAAGGATTTTTACCTGGTGCAAGTTCATCAACAATAGGTAACTTAGTTGATAAATTTAGAGAAATGCACGCTGAAAACTTTATAGGAACTGCTTTACAAGCAAAATATGCTGACGTTGCAGAATATTATGAATCAGATAGAGATTATGAAGCAGGAACAATTTTGTCAATTGGCGGTTCTAAAGAAGTTACTAAATATAGTCCTGATTTACCTTTAGCAGGTATAGTATCTGAAAATCCTGGATTTATACTTAATAATTTATTTGATAAAACACATAAAGTTTTAATAGGATTAAAAGGTAGAATTTCAGTTAATACTAAAAATGATATTTCAAAATCTGAATATGTATATGTTAATGAATTTGGCGAACCTTTTGGAAGTAATGAAAAATTAAGAGATTATGATTTGCTTGGTATAGCATTAGAAGACTCAAAAGATAATAAAGTATTATTAAAAGTTTAAAGGAGTCTTAAATGCTTGATTCACCTAAAGTAATAATACAAGAATTTGATGGGTCGTTAAAATCTGCTCCACTTGGTAATGTTGTTACATTTTTTGCAGGATTCTTTGAAAAAGGTGCTATTAATACTCCTATTTCAGTTACTACACCTTTAGAATTTAAACAAACTTTTGGTCGTGCTAATGCTAATAATTATAATGATTGGTATCAAGTTTATAATTACCTATTATATCCTACTAATCCTAATATTATAGTTGTAAGAACAATTAATCAAGAACAATCATTTAATGCAACTGCTAGTGTTCCTTTTAAATCAAGACCAATGTTTATTAAAGATTTACAAGATTTTGAATTACAATATGATAATTTCTTGGAGCAAGAAAATTTTATAAAAGTATGTGCTAGAAATCCTGGTGAGTGGGGAAATTTATTAGAAGTATGTATATTTACTGCTAAAGAATATATAGAAAATAAAGAGATTAAAAAAGGATTTTATGCTAAAAATATAGTTAATTACATTAAACAAGGTTATTATTGTATTGCTATATTTAGAAAAGATGTATTAGTAGAGAGATATTTAATTAAATTTGATGATTATGAAATAGTAAATAAAGAATCTAATTATATCTATATAAAAATGAGATTAAACGATTATAGAATATATGATGGTAATATTTGGTGGGTTGATGGTAATGAAGAATTAGCCGACGGCAATTTACCTAATAATAAAAAACCTGTGTTTTATGGCTCAAATTCATTAAAATTAAAAAATGGTGTATCAGTAGAACCTAGTTTAGCAGATTTAGATGAAGCATATAGTATTGTTGATAATACAGAAGAATATGAAATAGATTTTGTAATTGGAAATGAAAGAAATTATCAATCAGCAGTTAAATTAGTTGAAAAAAGACGTGATTGTGTTGCATTTATAGATACAGATTTAACAGATATTAAACAAATTATTAATCAATCACAACAATATTTAAGTGAATTTGTATATTTTACTGCTAATAAGAAAAAGCAATATGATTATTTTAGAAATAAGACCATTTACACGTCAATAAATGGCGATATAGCAGGATTAAGAACACAATTAATCAATACCATAGGCACAGCAGAATCTCACTCTAAAATCAAATATAATCTATTAGAAGCCATTGATATAAAAAACAAATTTATGAATGCAGAAAAAGATGAATTATACCAAAACAACATAAATTTATTAACAAGAGATAATAATACTATATATTTTCAGGGCGAGAGAACATTAAGAAAAGGTTTCACAAGAGATTTTACAACAAGATTAATTCTTAATAAAATAGAGCGTAAATGCACCAAAATAAGCAAATATTTTGTATTTGAATTTAATGATACATTTACTAGAGAAGCATATAGTTCTCAAATAAGACAAGTATTATTAAGTTCAAAATACGATAATGAATTGGAAGATTTTAAAGTTATATGTGATATTACAAACAATCCTGATGAAGTAATAGACCATAATAAAATGATATGTGATGTTTATATTAAACCTAAATATCTAGTTGAAGTTATAAATTTAAGATTTACAGCACTATAAATTTGACTAAATTTAAATGATTTAAATAAATAATACAAAGAATAAAATTTAAAGGTTTTTATTAATGAGTAATAAAATTAATGAAATAAAAAATGCTTTAAGAGCAGGTGCAAGAGCCACAAAATATAGAATATCTTTTACATTTCCTAATGCAATAAAAACGCAAACTGACTTAAGGGATATATCAACTCTTGCAAAGGCGGCGAGTTTTCCTAACGTAACAATAGGACAAATAGAAGTATTTAATCAAGGTAGAAAAATAGTAATTCCTGGCGATACTTCTTATGATAACTCTTGGACTGTAACATTTTATAATAACGAAGAACATAGTATTCGTAGAGATTTGCTATTATGGATGAAGGCAACTGATAACTTCCAAGCAAATACACATAGCGGTATGCCTGCTGAACTTATGGTGGATATGTCTATTTCTCAACTAGATTCACTTGAAAAAGAAGTTGTAAAATATACATTTCATAATGTTTGGGTTTCAGAAGTTGGTGCAGTAACGGTGGACGCAACAAGTGTAGATACACTACAAGAATTTGATGTTACCTTTGTTCTTAGTGATTGGGTTGTAAATTCAACTGATGAATTCTCACACCCTGATAAAGTATTTAATGCTCCTAGCAAAAATATCACTTCAAAAGACCAATAATTTAAAAACTAAGGGGATTTTGACAATCCCCTAAATTCCTATTATTTAATCAACATTTAATTAAGTTTTAAGTTTATTCATATATAATTCCGTTAAAACTATTATTTAAAAGGATTAATATATGGAAACAGCAAAATCTAATATCAACTTTGATGAACTTAGAAAAGAATTTATAAGTATTACAACATCATCTAAAACACTAGAAACAATGTATAATAAATCACGTTTAGTTGATTTAGACAAAGTTGGTGTAATGCTTGCAGAAACAAGAGAACGTATTAATACATTAAGAAGACGTAAAGGATTTGTAGGTTCTGTGTGTTCTAAACTTCCTTTAATCTCTAAAATAACAAAAGTCACGACAATAGAAGCAAATTTACAAAAATCAATTAATGATTATACCACTGAAATGGCTGATGTTTTTGATAAAAAATATGATGAAATTACGCAATATTTAGATACTTTACAAAAATTACAAGACCAATTTGTCAATGAAATTAATAATATTAATTTATTTGTTAAGAAACTTGAAAATTTAAATGTAGGCAACTCTTTATCCGACCAAGCCAAACTTTTAAAAATACTATCAGAAGCCAAAGCAGAAGCAATAAGAAAAATATCAACATTAAATTCATTAATTAAACCAACCATTACACTTGCTAATGAATTGATAGTTAATATTAATAATACATTACCTATATTAAAAGATAAAGTTTATACAGAACTTAAAACTTTAGTAGGATTAAATTCATTTAGAGATTCTGCCAAAATGTTAAATGAATTTAAATCTCAAATTGTAGAACTAGAAAAACTTAACACTAAGGCAAGAACTGAAACATTAATAGAAATTCTTAATTCTATTGAATCTAATCTAATGAGTAAAGAAGACTTTGAAGAATTAGATAAATTACGTTCAGAAAGTGATAATGAAGTTAAAGAAGCCCTTAAAAATTTAATGAATAAACAACAACAAAATCAAAAGTATATCCTAGACAAATATAATGATTTAGATAATACAGGCAAATTAATTGTCAAAAAAGTTGATGAAGATTATATAGACGCAATGCCTATCGAAGCAGATTCTAATAGACCTGAATTCTTAAATTTAAGGACTCAATCTTAGATTCATAAGGAATTAAGATGACTCCTGTATTAGATAGTTTAGTTAAAATTTTATCTGAAATTCAATCTATTAAATCAATATCAAATTTTGAATATATCAATAAAATTAAACAGAAAAAATTAGATTTATTATATTTTGTATTAAATAAATTTGATTTTAATAAGTTATATTTTGAATTGTTAAATTCAAATAATTCATTAAGTAGAGATTTAATATATTATAAAATATTAAAATATAAAGTTTTTGAATATACACCATTTAAATTTATGATTAAACTAGGCAATACTTCTAAAGATTTATTATATTTAAAAGAATTGAATTGTCATATAACGACACCACTTTATACAAATATCTATCATAATAATTATGATGAATTTGATATAGATAAATTATTAGATTATTTAATTTCTTATTGGCAAGAGCGAGATTCATTTAAACATTATTTAAAAGAATTTCATCAAGTTAGAGCAATCAATAAAAATGATAATTTATTAGAAAATAAAGAATTTGTATATTTATTATATTTAATTGTAAGAGAAAAATATGAATCAATTGAAAACAAAAATAATTATTATATAGATAGAAATATGATACCTATTATATTAACTAGAACATATAATAAATTTCAAGATAAAACAATAATTTTTTCAAATAGTTTAAGAAATAATTATTTTTTAATAGATACAAATTTAACAGATTAAAATTAGTAATAAGGATTTATAATGATAGTAATAATAAGTTTAATTATTTCTTTTACTTTAGGTATTATTGTTGGCGAGTATATGAAAAATAGAAATACTAAACAAACAAATAAAACTTATAATGAATTATTAAATGAAATAATAGGAAAAACAAGATATAATGCTTATCAAGAACAATTAGATAGAATAAAATATAAAAAACAATATTCATATTTTAGTTTTTCAATAAGAAATTATATAAATATTAATGATTACATTAGAAGTAATTAAAAACAACTGATATAAAAGTGTAATTTAAGATTAATTTAAGTTTAATAATAGTATAATTATTACATAAATTAAATTTAAGAATAGTATATTGAAAGGATTATTTTATGGATTATAGAAAACAAACCTTCACACACTACAAAGCACACGAGAAATTATTAATGTCTTATGTTGTTACTTGTATGAGAAGACTTACCTATAAGAAAGAAAAATATAAATCTTCAAATTTTGATACTAGATATACCTTAGATTTAATTAAAGCAGAAGAGAATGATATTAGAAAAGAAATTCAAAGTAAAAATATGAATTTCCAATATATTAGAAAAGTAATGACAAATATTGAACTTGAATTGAAAAATCCGAAATCTGATGAAAAAATTAAAAGACAAATTAACGTAATTGAAAAATCGCCATCAATGATATATCTATATGACTTGTTTTTGGAAGTTGCAAATTCAGTTCCTGATAAGTATCTAAAAATTAAAACTTCAAGAATTCCTGATGAAGAAATCCAAAAATATGAGAGAATTCAACAAAAGAATAGATATATACAAATGAGTTCCCCTAAACAAAAAGCAAGACGTGAAGCAAGATATAAAAGGGAAGAACAAATTGAAAAAAGAAGCGAATACGTTAATAATGCTTTAATTGAGTGGGTAAAAACTAATCCACCTTTGTTTCCAGGTGACACAAGAAAAGAACTTTTAAGACGTTTTGATATAGAACAACGCTTTATTAGTGCTAAAGTAAATGAAATGTTTGAAAAAGACCCTGAAACAAAGAAAATGTTTTTCGAGAATGAAGAATTTGCAGAACAAATTTCACTAAAATTAACTAATTATATACGTGAAAAATGTGTTGCAGAATATAATAGATATATGCAAAGAAAAGACCCTGATAATTTCAAACCATATGTCTATAAGCCAATAGTTTAATATTAATAATATATTCTAATATTATTACTCTAATAATTAAATAGGAGTAATAATGATTAATTTTGCTGATTTAAGAAATTCAGAGCAAGATTTAAACTTAGATAAAAATTCACGCCAAAAACACGATTATACCTGTGAATTAGGGTTAAAATCTCTACTAATACGTGAAAAAAATTCAAAACTAGAACTACAAAATAACTCTATTAGAACAAATAAAAGGATTAATGAATTAATAAATTTATTTGTTAAATTAAATACAGATAAATTTCAGAAATCTGTAAAT